TTTCACAAGAGGAGAAAACTCATCATCTTAAAGAATATATTAAATCTTATTCTGAAAAATTTCCTGCGCAAGCAGCAGGTGTTGATTTCGACTCTTATCTAGATTTCACTCAAGAAGAATTATCATTCATGGCTAAACAACAAGAAAAATTCTCATCCGACCCTGGTTTCGACGCATCAACAAAAGTTTTGCAAGGCGTTGCTGCATTTAGTAAGAAGATAAACATTCATCTTTGTGCTTACGCTAGGGCTTGGAATCATAAACTCCACGAAATCATTAAAAACAACAAACGGCCTATCATTCTTAAAACTCTCGGCAGCGATGAACAATTTTCTGCTGACTTTGCAGAGCATTTTCGAAATATGCCAGCTGATGCACAATCTAAGTTTTTGAAATGGTTATGTATGGACGTCAGTGAATGGGATGCCTCATTCAATGAAGTTATGATTCGTTTTTCTAGAATCATACAGACTTGGTTAGGTATTCCTTGTATTCTTGTTAATTTCTTTTATTTATTTAGACGACACTGGATTATGATTTATCGCAATACTTTTGGAGTTACGACTCTTGAAGGTGAAGATAAACAATTTTCCGGTAATCCTTTTACTTTAATTGAAAATACATCACTTAATATGGCTGTCACTTCTCTCGTGACTTGGCTTATTAACGTTTTGATGTACTTATTTGTCGGTGACGATTCAGCCTTTTTATGTGAACATTACTCATTTACTAAAATTGGCCAAGAATTTCTTAATTATTCCCGACACAAACTTAAAATCTCGTTCGATACCGTTGGCGAATTTGCCGGCTTTTTAATTCTTAACGACATGATTTTTCCTGATGTTTGGCGCAGAGCTGCTAAACTTTTAGGCAAAGGTTATAGAGATCAAAAACATTTTGATGAAGCTATTGTTAGCACCAAGGCTGTTATGTGTACTGTTAAATCAACATATCAAGTATCAGCATGTTGTTATGCAACTCAACATCATTATCAAAACCGCATTGATTATAATCAAGCTTGGTTTCTGTTTAACTTTTTAAATAGTTGTGAGAAACATCGCTTTCG